CTTTTCATCAAACCATATTTCTTCCTCATATAATGGTTCTCCATAAATATTAGTTAGCCGATTCTTCAGATAATCATATTCAGATATAAAAGATGAATCACTCAAATCATCATTTCTAAGCTCTAGTTTATAATTTAGAAAAAACAGTTTGTTTTCTTCAAACGCATATTCAATAATTGTTTTCTCAATAACATCATTTTCGTTGTACTCATTATATTCATACATTAATCCACTAATTTTTCCATTACCATAATCAAATGGATCATCATCATAATGTACAGTTACGTCTTCCTTTTCCATCCCAAATTCCATCCACCCTGGCATATTGTAAGCAAAGGCATCTTTTTCTTTACAACTAGCAAAGTTCATAATAAGAATTAGTACAATCACTACTGAAATAAATTTTCTCATTGATTAAATTCCTCTCCATATTAATTATTTAATTGCATTCTATTCTATATTTTGGTAAATGTAAAGCACCCCTATAAAAATTGCCTCAATCCATCTATAATGCTTAACTATCCAACCGTTCTTTAAAACTCAAATAAAACACCTGTACAGTAGATATAGTACCTTCCAACTTCTTTTTAGCATCAAACTTACCAAAAGTATATGTTTCATCATATTCTTTATCTATAAGTGTAAAGCCTAACATGCCCACTTCAAAACTAGATTGAAGAGCCAATGTTGCCATCATCTGGTCAAGGGTCTCCTGTTCTCCAATAAAAATAGCACTGCTTATATAGTCATCTTCTATCCGCAGAGCAATAGTGCACGTTTCTTTCCCATCAACTTCCCAGTCACACTGATATTCATCTGGCTCTGTTTGTTCAAATTCATAGTCTCGTAAATAGTGGGAATCTTCATCTTTAGTCATCTTAATAAGCATCTCATCAAAGCGCTCAATAAACATATCATAGCTTACTCTATCACTAATATCTCTATCATTTTCTTCTGAAGGTTCATCAGCAACAGTTGTTTCTTCCTCATCTGCATCTAAAGCAGCACTAAGCACTCCCCCCAATGTCAGTCTTAAGTAATCATAAGACATTCCATCACATAATATTGTATCAAATATCATTGCTGGGCTCTCTACTACACTTGAATAGCCTAAATACTCTCCAAACACATAGATTTCTTTGCCCTCTAACAAACTAAAATCTTTCTCGCCAAGTTTGCTAGTATCCCACATTGCAATGTACCATTTATCTTTGCCGTTTTCCACAAAGCATCCTACATATGAGCCTTCTACAACTATCTCTGTACACTTACCATATACATATATTTTAGATCCACCTAACCCATTTTCACTTGCTGGCGAATTGTATTTGTCAAACTCTCCAAACTCATATCCACCCATGGCATCTGCACTATCTTTACTACCAATATTTAATGTATCAAGTGGTTTCTTATCTTCTTCATCTTTATCATCCAATGGCTCATTATCTACTTTTTCTTCTTTTATATCCTCTATTTCTTCATCATCTTTATCTTTAGCATCTACAGATTCTTGGGGTTCTTCTTTATAACCCTTAAGCATTTCCCAATCATCTTTATCAAAATAGACTACCTTCTTAGCATCACCATCTTTATCAAAAAACACTTCAGCAGCTTCAGTATCATCTTCATTTATCCATATCAGGCTGTATTCTCTATCGCTAGTCTTTTCGACTTCTTTATAATCCTCACCCATTATTTTTATGACTTCTTCTTGAGTCATATATCGTTTAATCTTGTCTATCTTCTCTACCAAACTCAATTCTTTAAATATACTACACCCAGCCAATAAAACTGCAATTACAATGATAATTAACAAGAAAATTCTTCTTTTTATATGCATAAGCTATCTCCCCAAAATTTAACTTTATTACATAATACACTAAATTTTGGCAAGAGTAAAGGAATGAGGATACCGATTTGCTTAAAAACAAATAGGTATCCTCGCCGTCATTATAAATTAATATTATGGGTTGATTATACTTAAAAAACTATCTTCAAAACTTTGTAATAGATCGTTCTATAGTTCAGTTTTTTTATCACACATTTTCCCACCAAAAAATTATATCCGATAAATCTACATAGTTTAAACGAAGAGTAACCATAGCTTGCAATGCTTCTTTTTCCATGTCAGTAATTACATGATCTATGTACCTATCATTTTCTCCTATAAACCTTAAAATTGGTTCTTCACAGCTAATTATCTGATTAATTTCCTGTTTGTAAATATTAGAATTTTCTGCCTCATATTCTATAATTAAACTTGAGCTTAATACTTCACGACAAACATTGTTATATGAAAACTTTCCTGTTATGTTTTTTTCTTCATCTGTTGCAATCTCATACCTTTCAGCAAATAACCAATTTGAACGTACAAAACCTACTATAACATTAAAATAATTATCCTCCATAAATGGAACAATGTTTATATATTTGCTTATTCTGTCCACACCTTTGTAATGGACAGTATATTCTTTATCAACTTTGTCATATGTTATATCACAGTTTTTAATAAGTTCACTGTTTTCTTCTGCCAACTTTAATATCTCAAAGACAGTATCAGATTTTCCAGGCTCTTCATTTTCAATGTACTCATTCGCTAGCTCAACTATTTTTGCGTAATCATAACTATCTAAGCTTTCTTTCACTAGCGTCCTGCGTTCATCATCCTTTAGGAAATCTTGATTTCTCTCTATTTTCAATGGTAGTGAAGAGATATCCATATTAGTCATTTGTGGATATATCTTAAATATTAAATCATCTTCTATCCAACTCATTTCACAGGTTACATCATCGTATGTTACTTCTCCCGCTTCACCTTTATCAATATTGCTTCCTATTAATTCATTTTCAGCAACATCAGCATTGTCTCTACTTACTCCAGATGCTATCAGTAATTTATTAAGTTTAATTTTTATTTTAGTATCATCTTTATAATAGTAATCTATATCACATATTAAAATTATACATGTTACATCCTTAGAACCTTTTTCTAAAAAGCATATAGTTTTACTGTAGTTTGAAACAAGCTGACTTGATACACAATGGACACTATAATTATCATACTCATAATCCCATTCAGTTGCACAATCTCTATCATTATCCGTATACATTATAGATAAAATATCATCTGATTCAAATGCAAATGCACCATTTTGCCCTATTTTAGCATTACTACTAATAGGTTCTTCAGTAGGCTCTGGTTCATTATACATTCTTACTTCTATATCGCTTAATTCTTCAACGGCATCTATAGCATGTTCTAAAGGGAACTCATCTTTTCTTCTTATGTTTTTTAAGCACTCTATATAATAAGACAAAGCATCTTCTTCTCTGTCTAGTTCGTTTTTATATAGACGAGCTATTTCATAGTACGCTGAACTTATTGATGAGCTATTCGGATAATCTACGATTACTTTAGCTAGCTGGTTAACAGCTTTCTTATATTGTTCTTTGCTTCTGTAGTTAGCTGCTAACAAAAACTCTATATCGTCTCGCAAAACTGAATGTGAATACCTACGCAAAAAGATTAAGCATGATTCAATGCTTTCCTCATTTTTATTATTATAAAATAAACCATATGCCTTATCATAATAGGATTGTTCAACTGCATGTACATCAGTCTCAATATCATCCATTATAGATACTACAACTCTCTCAGGTAACTCATCAGCAACTATCTTGTCTAGCAAACTCTCATCTATCTCCTCGTCTTTTACTTGAGATGAACTATTCAACTCCACCTCATCATTAAAACGAATAAAAGCATACCTAATTAACCATCCTATACCAACTATCATAGCCAGTATGCATGCAATAACAATTACAACAAATATTTTATTTTTACTTAGAACACTCATATTATCTACGCATTTTCCCAATCTCTAATTATCTAGTGCATCACAAACCAATACAATTGCTATACTTAACACTATGATTCAACTTTTATACTTTACCTTATACTCTCCTAATAAACATTAATTTAACAGGACTTCTCAACTAAAAGTGATGATTATACTACTATAGTCACTTTTATAATTAGCGATGCCCTGTAAAATATATTTTATAAGAGTCATATGCTTTATAACTGGTTAATTCCTCTGTTATTGTCTTACCTGGTTTCAGTTCATAGTCATCATCACTAAAATATCTAGTGTCAAATCCAACTACTTTTTCACCATTAAAAAATAGTACTGTACATTCTACAAATTCAGCAGCATCATCACCATTATTAGTAACAGATATTATCTCTTTATTCTTAGCTGAAGTAGATTCATATACCAAGTTAGCAACTACACACTCATACCAGTCTTCTTCTTTTGCACTAATCTCATATTCTATGGATGAAGGCTCTTCATCTAGCATAAAAGAAAAGATTGTTTCCGTATTGTTTTCAAAGGCTTCCTGAGAATAGGATTTAGCACCAATTATATTCCCATCACTATCGTAAGTTTTCAAATCAATCGTAATATCAAGATTGAATTTAGTATTATTCTTCACCGTTAAGAACACCCATGGTGTTTTTATTGAAGATGTATATTGGTATGGAGTAACTTCAAGTTGAGATATTACAGTTTCTTCATTAAAATTTTCTTTGTCTTCAACAGTTTTTATAGGCTCTGTTGTTGGTTTTACCAATACCTGTGTTGAATTCTTTGATGCTTCATTGATTAAAGCATCAAAGCTATATGTCTCCCCTTCACAAAGAATAGTATCATACTGAATCGCTGGCTTTTGTACAACATTAGAATATCCTGTATACATGCCAAATATATAAATTTCTTTGTGTACTAAAAAACTAAAATCCTTTTCGCCAACCATATCAACATTCCATAAGCTCACTAGCCATTCTTCATCACCGTTTTCAACAAAACAAGCTACTGAACCTTGCCTTGAAACTATTTCTGTGCATTCCCCATATATGTAGATTTTAGTATCACCCAAACCATTTTCACTTGCTGGAGAGTTAAACTTCTCATATTTTCCATACTCATATCCACTTACCATATCAGGAAACAATCTATTCTCTTCATTTGTTGATTCTGAGATATCTTGTTCCATTATCAACCATGCGATGCCAGCTACTATAGCTATTATGCTTACAACTGCTAAAACGCTATAAAGTTTATCTTTTATTACAATACTCATATGCTCTCACCTATTTTAATATATGAAAATTTTAACACTTATTTAAAGTAATGTCCATTATAAAAGGACTGCCTTGTATAAAAGACAGCCCCTAACTAACCTAAATTATAAATCTATGTTATTCCTCAAACATTTTTTCAAGCTTTTTATTTACTCTTTCAACGTTAATAATATCTAGACTATCATAATCACCATCAGTATCCTTTTCGTTCCTATCAAGTATTACTATGTTATCTGGGCTATAATAAGTTATTTTATATCTCTTTGTCACAGTAGATCCAGATGAATCTTCGCTTGATAATACTACGAATAATTCAGGTGTAGCTCCTCCTGAAAATTCACCACTTACTAATCTTACAGTACTTGGGTTATCAAATTGTTCAGCAGCTAAGCTTAGTGTCTTTGCCGATTTATTATCAGCATTAAATCCATAGACAACTATAGTAGTTACTACTGCAACAGCCATTAAACCAATAGCAGCAATTATTATAATTAATAAATTCCTCTTGTCTTCCATACAATCCTCCATTATATATTTCTAAATGATAATATACCATTTATATGGAGCGCTGTCTATGATTCTATGATAATAAATAGCACTCCCTAAGGAGTGCTTATCTATGTTAGATTATATCGCTTAATCTTCTGCATATTGGATTATTTCACTTAGCCAATAATCTTGCAGTTGAGTCATCACTTCATAGCTACCAAATGTATATAGCTCATCATATTCCAAATCTGTTACTATCTCACCTAACATACCTGTCTCCATAGCAGATAGCAAAATAACAGTATATTCTAAATATTTATTTACTTCCACTCTACCAGAAATAATAGCCTGGTTAACATATTCATCTTTAATCTCTAGGGTTATTAAACATACAATTACGCCATCCATTTCAAGCATATAGTTTAACTCGTTAGGTTCACCTTTTTCAAATTTAGTATCTAGTAAAATCTCTTGTTCATTAGTTTCTATCAATAGGTCTAGTGTATCATCAAATCCATCCATAAAATCATCATAGCTGACTCTACCCTTAGTTTCAATTTCTTCTAGCCACTCTTCCCAGTCATCTTCATCCATCCAGTCAACATCGTCTACTTCTTTGTCATCATCAAAGTATACCTCTACCACCTCAGATTTATCTTCGCTTATCCATACCAAGCTAAATTCATCATCATCATGTTCATACTTTTCATAGTCTCTCCCCAATATATCAACAACTTCCCTTTTTGACATATTCTTTTCTACTTTAGATGATAATGCTTCCAAACTCTTATCACAACCTGCTAACAATAATGAAACCATCATTAGTGCTACTAGAAACAAACATAACCTTCTCTTATTTTCCATACATCCTTCTCCTATCAGTATTAATATATGGTAATTTTAACACATATTCGCAATATTGTATATAAAAATGAACTTTTTTTCTTTTTATAGAACTTTTGTTTGTGTGCAATAATTATTATCTAATTCATTATTTATAATAAAAAACCATCCTATATTACTAGTCCAGTTCTTCATACTAGTAGATAACCACTTTGCATGATTAATGTTAGATATCTGCCAATCAGCGGATATTTTTAGGCACACCTATCAGGAGTGCCTATACTTTGGATTTACATATTTTTTACCATATAGATAAAAGTACTTTATTATTTCTTTGTCTTTCTTTTCTACATCTTCCTTCTTCTTTACACCCATAATACCTTTCCTTTAAGGACATACCGCATATTATTATATGTAGTCTACGGCAGCACTTTGCGGCAAATGTGTTGTATAAGAGCCAAGCAATCTTTAGTAATAAAAATGCAATGTAGCGATAGAAGGTTTTGAAAAAACCTTTGTAAGCCAAGCATTCTTTTGGAAAAACCTTTGAAAGCCAAGCACTCTTTCATTAGAAAGATGCACTGTTGCGACAGAAGGTTTTGAAAGAACCTTTGTAAGCCAAGTGTGCCTAATATGACGGTATGCTCTCTATAGTCGTTTTGTTTATAAATGTTTTTTGTGAATATATAACATTATACAACAATTATGTATATATATTCAATAACTAGTCTACAAAAACCGACAAAATATTACCAAATTATACATAATCACAACTCAATTATCCATTAAATATTCAAATAAATAAGCACCCTTAATGAGTGCTTATAATTAATTGTTGCTTATTTATTCTTAATTCTATTTTAGCTTTACAACAATAGTTGCATTATATCCCGTACCTGTCTCCTTGTATTTATATACACCATTATCGTACCATGTATTAATCTCCTCATCACTATAAGGAATATTGAATCCCTCTTTGAAATAAGATTCCATTGCCTTCTTTCTAACCATAGATTCAATTGAGGTATTACTGCTACATTCAATGCTACCTTCTGTAATATACCCATTTGAGTCAACATATATGGTTATCAAACCTACAACATCTTCATATACTACATTTGCATAGTACTTACCAGTTTCCTCTTCTATAAATTCACAATTATCAGGAATTTTATCGCCTTTTCTAGAAGCTCTACTTTTAATTTTACTATCGAATGTCTTTTTAAAATAATTAAACGTTACTGATCCTTCAGGCGACTTAACTGGCGTAGGCGTTGGTTCTGGTGTAGGTTTAGGCGTTGGAGTAGCCTCTAATTCCTCTTCCCTTTCTTCCCAATCATCATCATCCATAAAATCAACATCGTCTACTTCTCTATCATCATCAAAGTATACCTCTACTACCTCAGATTTATCTTCACTTATCCATACTAAGCTAAACTCATCATTATCATGTTTATATTTTTCATAGTCATTACCCAATATCTTAACAACTTCTGTTTTTGACATATTCTTTTCAATTTTATCTGCTAGTGTTTCCAAACTCTTATCACATCCATATAACAACAACGAAGCCATCATTAACAATGCTAGAAATAAATACAACCTTCTCTTCATTCCATTCTCCTTGATAAATAATAATTAATATATTAGATTATGAAATGAATACATTTCCCAATATAAATATTAATATATGGTAATACTAACACTTATGTTGAATAATGTAAATATATAAGCACCCATAAAGAGTGCTTATATTTGTTTGAGACTACTACAGCCCCAAGGGTGTTTCAGATTAGATGCAAGACGGTGGTTAACGAATTCCAAAATAGGGAGTTTATTAAGCATAAATCACCGCATTTTGGAACTTATGCGACACCGTAAGACATTTTTGTGACTACAAAAATGCGTTTGCGCTAATCTGGGACATCCTGTTTTTATACTGCTGCACTAGCACTATCAGCATTAGAAACACCATTGCTAGCACCACCAGCTACAACCAATCTACAGTTGTATGTGTTACCAGCAGTTAAGTTTTCAATAATAACTGATGTTGAGCTTGCATTTAATGCAGCCTTTGTAGCTACATAAGCCCATGTACCATCAAAAGTTTCAATTTGTGCTCTTACAGATGTTGCACCTGTTGGAGCTGTAAATGCTAAGCTAATTTCGCCTGTTGATGCTCCTGTAGATGCAGCAACATCACTTAATGGAGTACCTGATGCTACTGGTACATAATCAGGACCAGAGAACCAGCCTGTTGATGCATTTACTAAATCAGAATCAGATAATCCTACTGGAACATTCTCACCGTCACTATCAAAGAAACGTCTAACTTTTCCATCAGATACTCTGTTCATTGGAGTAAATTTAATAGTTCTGTCTTTGTTCTCAATAGATTCACCCTTAGTAGCTGATTCTTGGTCAGGCTTGCTGAATTGACCTTTCATCAACCACTCATAACGGTAATAACCATTAGATTTTAGTGAACGATAGCCAATAGCTACCTCTGGTGGAGTTTCCTTGTTGTACTCCTCTACTACACCAGTACTTGAAATTTGAGCTCCGATTAATGTTGCATAATCTTCAGGTAGTAGATCAGCTACTTTAATCTCAACTTCTACACCGCCGTCACCGTGTGACACTGCATACACACCATCATCTGCAAAGTATTTTACTACTTGTGAATTTGGCTTGTAGCCTATTGAGCTAACCCCTGGCAATTGCTTTGGTGCACCGTATACAGCGCCAGATGTTGTGTCAGATGTCACAAGTGCGAAAAACAGTTTGTCTACACCTATTCTTGGCATTGGTTTTGTCATTACTTAATCTCCTTTGTTACATAAAAATTTTGTACAATCTCTATTTGATTGCCTTCATTCCAGCCAAGCGACGTTGCGCTTTGGGCTGGCTGAATCCTTTGATACAATGTGCCGTTTATAGTAACAGCTTCTCCCGTGTCATTAAACTCATTTCCTAATGTGTTTAGCACGCTGGCTATCTCCTCTATCTTTGAAATAGCAGTTTCATAATCAGTATACATAGCTTTCACTTGTAGTCCTGGACGCTCTAAATTGGCTTTTAATAAGGGGGGCTGCCCTGTATATTGATACAGGGCAATACATTCGCCCTCCGCTGGTATATACGATAAATAAATCGGCGTTGTAACACCATTGTCATTTAAATACTTTTTCACATCAGCAATCATGCTCATTTAATCACCTTCTTCACTCCATTTAAAATCATCTCTTTGTATTTGCCCACATTCTCATTAAAGGGATCTTCCAAAAACTTGGCTTTCCCTCCTTTTGGATGGTTAAAATCAAGATTTTCATGCTGCTCCATTGCATAATCT